CGGCTGGGCGGCGCGCGCCGCCGGGCGCGGCGGGGTGGTTCTTCTCCTCGTCACTCCTCGTCGAGCTCGGCCTCAAGCTCAGTGACGCGCTTGTGGAGCCGTACCAGCTCATCGGAGTACTGCTTGAGTAAGGAGTCTTTGGCCTTCAGAATCTCAGCCCAGGTCGCTGTGTCCTGCTTGGACCTCTGGAGCTCGGACTCCCGGATGCCTCGCTTCCTGTCGGCCAGCACCTTCATGATCTGCGGGATCGAAGCAGCGAGGGCTGTAGCGAGCGCAAGGACAGATGTAATTGTGGCGCTCACCTCAGGCCTCCCGCTCGATCGCATCCTTCGCGTCCTGGACTGAACGAGCACGTTTCACAGCAGAGTGGAGGACGTTCCACCGCGCAACCAGGAAGAACCACAGAGCCCACAGAAGGAGCGCATGGGGTCGGGACCCAGGGCCGTTCAGGGCTATGATACCGCTGGCCGCCATGAAGCCCAGGAGCGGCGTGAGAGCCACGTACTCGAACTGCGACAGGCGCCGTAGGACGAAGAACATAGCGAACAGAGCCGTGACGAAAATCCCCAGGAACAGCAGCATGTGGTAGTGCAGCGCGAGCTCGGGGATGTCCATGAAGTGCCGAGGACCGTGCAGTCGCGAGACGGCATAGGCCGACAGGGAACCGTACGACAGGGCGCGGGAGAACCTGTCGAGGTGGCGCTGCCATGGCGGAGCGGAGACATAGGCGCTCATTTGATCCACCCGTAGATGACGTAGTTCGTTGTGATGAGGTGACCAACGATTCCGCGGGGGACGATGATCCTGATCCGCTTGATCGTACCGTCCTTCTCGGAGAACTGGTGCCAGTTGTTGTTGTCGGCGCTGAAGGCCCCGGGCCACTCCTCCGCGTTACCGTTGGTGATCAGTGTCACCGCAACGCCGGTGTAGGTGTTCTTCAGCGGCAGGTAGGCGAAAGCGGAGTCAGTGGTTTGGTCGTTGCCATAGTAGGACCACTCGGTGATCCTCAGGACGGAGACGCCCATCTCCTGTCGGAACTTCGACTCCTCACCCTGCTTGCCCCACAGAATCTTGCCATAGCAGGGCGTGGCGGGGGTGAAAGTCTCGTTGCCGTTCACCATCCAGGAGGCGATGGAGTCGCCGTTCATCTTCCAGGCGGCGCCGTCCCACGTGATGAACTTGCCATTGTTCTTCAGGTAGAAGAGGAACGGGTTGTCGGTGGTCGGCTTGAGGCCCGTGCGCTCCAGCTCCATGCGCTTGGTCGTGGCGCCCTGGATGTTGGTCACGCAGTAAACCCCGTTGTACCGGAGGTTCTGGATAGCATTCGACACGGAGTTCATGCCGAGGTTGAGGAAGTTCTCCCACGTGTTGACCGTGTCGTCCGCGGAGTACTTGTAGACTCCGTTGCTGTCTATTGCTCCCATCTAGGCAACCTCTCTATAGATTCCTTCGAGAAGTCGTACTTGTTGACGGCGTCCTCTTCAGTGCATTCCATGTCCATCTTAGGCGACCACGGCATCTTTCGAGCCGCCTTGACCTGCCAGGAGAACCACTCGCCTGGCTCGCCCTTGACCTTGAACTTGCCGTCTTCGACAGGACCGAGAACCTTCACACCGTTCGAGGTGAACACCGAGGTCGGAGCATCCTCACGGTGGAGTTTGTCGAAGTACTCGGGGAGCTCGACGGTCATCTCCCCACTCTCGGGGAGTGTAGCGTTATCCCAGTACTCGATCCCGTCATAGGGCGACTCGGTACAGGCATGAATCAGAACATGGCCTGGCTTCGTCGGGTGACGCAGGACGAAGTTCTTCCCACCCGAGTCACTGCTGATACGACCCGTGGCATGAAGCGTACCCAGGACTTCAGTGGACTGAAAGACGTTCTTCTCACCACCGCCCTGCCAGGACCCTCCATGCTGTCGCATCGGGTAGCGGGACTCGATGAAGGAGTCCATGTACACCGAGTAACCGGCTGAGGCGTGGATGTGCAGAGGCCCGTCACAGAGGATGTCGGACCTGTGCCCCTGCGTGGTCAGGTGGAACATCCACTTCGGCGTTGAACCTGTGTAGTTACCCGCAGCGTAGAAGTGGAAGGGGGACATCAACAAATTCGACAGGGGCGAGACCTTATTCTCCTGCCGGGTGGAGATAGCCAGGTCCTGCCCGGACTGTCGAATGTAGGACCACGTCGGAGTCCCAGTACCATCAGGACCACCCAAGTACAACTGACCCGGGCTGAGCTGGGCGAAGTTCCGTGTCCCATCAGTGAACTCTCGGCTGTACATCGACAGCACGGAACTATCATCCCCGATAACTCCGAAAGCGAGAATGGGCTGTTCAGTTGTCGGGCTGAACGCGGAGAGCCCAATAACCTCGCGTTGGAACTCAGTGCTCTCATCCTTGAGCGGAACTGCTTTTGATCGACCGAAGCGCATGTCCTGACGAGACGTCTCCGGGTCGAGAAGGAAGTCACCACCGATGAACCGGCCACCGATGAAGGTCTGACCGCGCAGCGTGTCGGCATCGAACAGTGAGGCCTTCAGAGTTCCTGTGGTGATCTTCGAAGCATTGAGGGAGTCGATCACGGCGCTGTCGGCTTTGATAGAGCCGGCTGCGAGCTGAGCAGCTGTGATCGAGCGGGCAGCAATGCGCTGACCATTGATGAAGCCCGTGGTGATCTTTCCGGCGTCGAGACTCTTGATGATCCCAGACTCCGCCGTGATGGAGCCGGTCTGCAACTTCTCGGCCGAGATCGAGTTCGCAGCGATGTGATCACCACGAATCGTATTAGCCTCGATGAGATCACCAGTGATCTTGTTGGCGACAATGGACTTCGCTTGAATGATCCCGGCCCAGATGGTATCAGCGACGACCTTCTGGATGTTGGCCGTACCCGCCGTGAGCTTACCGACATCGAGTGATGAGATCATACCGTCGGTCAGGCGCTGCTGAATCCACTCCAGGCCATTCCACTTGTACTCGACAAGAATGGAGCCGGTCGTCTTCTCACGTCCACGAGCAGTGTCTCCGGGGTTGTAACCGCGCAAGGGCGGGTAGCCAGAACCGTCGTAGTAGAAGACTCGACCACCGTCCTGTCGCACCATGGCGAGGATGTCGTTGCGGGTCTGGTCGGCGTGCGCCGCAATGTTGTAAGCCTCGGGGTCCTTGTCCCGATCCACCTCAACCCACTCAGACCCGTTCATCCCGTGCACGACCTTTGAACCGTGCGCAGTGGGGCTCCAGCCCGGGAACAGGTCGGGGCCCGGGAACGTCTTGTCCCCGGGCCATGTTATGTACTCGTACGAACCCATAGGATCACTTGATCCTGATGATGTAGTTCAGAACGATGTACGGAGGCATGTTGTTGTGCGGACGATTTCCGCCAGTGTCGAAGGCCGTGAGCTTACCAAGCGAGCCCGCTGAAGAACCAGAGGCGATGTTCCACTGAGTGCCACCGGACACGTTCGATCCCCAGATACCCATGTCGCGCCAGTTCGCCACGTTCGGGTTCCCGATGTCGTGACTGTGGCGGGGCATCTCATCAACGGAGAGCACGTGCTGGGCCTCTCCACCGAGGTTGTTCAGATTGACGAACTGCTGGTTCCCCTGGTCCCGGGCGACAACGACACGACCTTTGAGGTCCGGAAGCTTGAAGAAGTTTCCCGAAGAACCATAGATGTTCTGGATCACCGAGTACAACTGCGGATATGCCGTACGGTCCATCTGCCGCCCGTCGCAGAGCGCGAAATTGTCCGGTGCTGTGACACCCGCCCATGTAAGAATGGCGCCGACAGGAACCAGGGGCCCAGAGTCCATGCGCCCGACGTAGAACGGCTTGATCCCATCAAGCACCTTGTTGAGGTCGGTCGCGGCCTTGAGCTCGTCAAGTCGCTGCTCCAGGGCTTTGAGCGCCGTAGTGGTGGCGAAGAGGTTGTTGGCCTGCTGCCAGTGCTGGGCCTCAAGCTTGGTCACATCGTCCGCAGCCTTCTGCGCCTTGTCGATCGCGGCCTTGTTCTCGGTGACCTTGGCCACCGCAGTGTCCGCGTTCTTGGATGCCGCGACGAGACCGTCCTCGACCTTGTTCAGCTTGACAGCAGTGATCGGCGTGGCCTGCGCACCCTCGCCGTCAACCCAGTTCGAATTCCGATCGTAGGGCATTAGTCTTCCTTTCCGGCCTTCCTCATGCGGAACAGTTTACCGTCGGGAGACATCCATACAGAAGTATTAACGATGCCCTTCGAGGGCGGGTAGGGGGAAGTGAGCACCTGCCCCTCGATGCGCTTGAACGTATCGGCGACGCCCTGGCTGGCCTGAGCGAGCCGCGCCTGAAGGTTGTCGTTGTTCGTCATCTCGACGCCCATGAGCCAGACGTTGTTCGCCAGTGACGACAGGCCGTCGATCCACGGGACCACAACGTTCTCCCGGTTGTTGGGGTCATAGGCCGCAACGATGGTCGTCTTGAAGATGTGCGACTGGCCGTCCGGGGGAACCACGAAGATGTTCGGGCTCGGGTTGACGTTGCGCTTCCAAGCGTTGTCGGAGTAGAAGTCGAAGCCCACTTGGAACTGAGCGGTCTGAGTGGACTCATTCCTCAACGAGAACGCGAACGTGTATGTGTCGTTCTTCGTGGCGCGCTTCACCTTCGGCGGAAGAATCAGCAGACGGCGGGCCCCACCCGACGTGTCGCCCCCAGTCCAGTGGTAGCGCCCCGGGTAGTCGGTCTCAATCCGCCAGTTCGACGGCGTTGCAGCCGTGGTCCAGGCGACGGGGAACGTGGCGTCGAGAATGTCCGAAGTGCCCGAGCGAAGGCGCTCTAGCGCGGCACGATCCTCATCCGACATGGAAGTCTTAGGAGTGACGTCCACGAAGTCCTGACGGGACTGGTCGTAGGAGTACATCCTGTAGCCGTCGTCCGTGTCGAACCACAGGTCGCCCTGTTTACGTCCCTGGAGCGTGGGCTTCTCGGGCGTGTAGAAGATGGTGTTCTTACCATCCGCGCTCTTCTGAGCGTTCTCCGCTGCGAGCTTGGCCGCGGTGGCCATGTCCTCGATGTCCTGGGCCTTCTTCAGGGCCTTGCTCGCCTCGGTCTGAGCCTGGGCGGCCTTCTGCGCGGACTCGACGATGTCCGGGTCCTTGATCTCGACCCACTTGTCTGTGGCCTTGTCGTAACGGAACGGGCGATTCTTCCCGTCTGCCGTATTGATCCACAGGTTACCCTCGACACGGTCAGCCCCAGCAGGCTCGTTGGGTGAAACGATCACACGACCGTCGCTACCGGCCTTCTCCTTGATGTCCTTGATCTGCTTCTCAAGGTCGGCCTTGGTCTTGTCGTACTTCTTGTCAGCCTCATCAGCGCGCTTCTGAAGCTGGACGACTCCATTGTGGGCCTCCTCCAGGTTGTCCGACAGGGACTTGGATAGGTTCTTCAGATCAACGGCGCCTTCGCCCAATGTGCCTGTGCCGTAGGTCTGACGGACCCATCGCCCGGCCATGTCGAGCTTAAAGTTCTCGGCCTTGTCGCCGACGCGCTTCATGGAGGCCTGCTCCCAGCGCCATATCTCGGTGACGTTGTTCTTGTCGCCGACGTAGACGTACCAGACCGCGTTGGGGTGCAGCGGGTAGTCCGGCTTCTCCTTCTGCACACCAGGCGTGCGGTTCACCGGCGGGCGAGTGGACCAGGTCACCGCGTCCTGAGCAAGGCGCGACACGCGCGCGATCGCCTCGGTGTCATCGAGCCGGTCGCGCATCTTGGCCAGCTCGCCGGCCATGGGGGCCCATCGGCTGGCCGCGTGATTCGCAGAAACGATAGCATCTCCGGTGCGCTGCTCAAGCCGGTTGATCTTCTGTTCAATCGCGCAGGTCCAGGACTGCGTCTGCTTCGAAACATTCGGTGCAGGGTACAGATGCCCCTCGTAGTCCCGGCTCATAGAATCCCCCTGTCGCTGAGTTGCTGGAGCGTCTGACCGCCTCCGGAGAGCATTCGAACCTTCGGGTAGACGCGCTGGACATCCCCCAGTGTCGTGTCTCTTGAAGCGGACAACTGAGCATTATTATCCGACAGGGACGCATTCGATACGCGCCACCAGTGGCCGTCCTGCTTGTACCGGACCCCCGCCAGACGACCGAAAACCTGGCGCTCACCGTTGGGTTCGGTGTCCCGGAGCGGGTTAACGCCCTGCCAGGTCGCGTTCATCGAGTGCCCGCTGTACTGGTCAGCGGTCCACTGAGCGGCGTGGTAAGCCTGTGTGCGATTCGTGATGCACTGGTTGTCGATCGTCTGCTCTTCGTCTGTCCCAGGTGTACCGGTGTGGAATGGGACGGTCTCGATATCGACGTATGTGCCATTCTCCCCGAGCAGGAACAGGCCGTTGTAGTCGGTCTTCCCATCAGACTCGCAGATGCGAAAAGGGCTGAGTTCCTCGAACAGCATGCCGGTGACGATGACATCGACAGAGCGCTTGTCCTTGTTGAGTCGCACCTCTAAGCCTCCGCCCATGTCCTGCCACTGAGCTGGAGTGATGGCCTTGTTGTCCTTCCCGACAACCATGTAGATGCCGTTCGGCGTGTTCTGGTTGTCCACCAAAGGGGCCTTGTTGACAACAGGGATCGCCATGACCTGACGAGGCTGCCGCACGGACGACACCTCGCAAGGGAGCTGAAGCGTGGTCACAGTCTGCTCCCCCGCGTTCACTGTGATCACGGGGGTGTCGGCCTGCCCGAAGGTCGTCTTGGCGTCCGGGTAGAGCAGAGGTCGTGGGGGCCAGATCACATCGTGACGGAATGCCATGCGGTGATAGACGTTCACGTCGATGTTCTTCACCCGTTGCGAGGAATTCAGGGTAAGGTTGTAGCCCGAGGCCACATCGTTCACATACATGATCCGGTTGCGGAGCGGCTGGAACTTGAGCTTGCCAACCTCCCAGGACATGTCGATCTCATTGGCGCTGAGCCACTGCTTCATAGCCTGCCAAACGACAACCCGCTGGGCGGGCACGTCGTACTTCTGCTTCAGCAGTGACTGGTCGATCTCCAGCGTGTACTGGGCGCGCTTGATCCCCACAGCATCGAAGAACATCTCAATGACGGACTCGATCGGCTGCTGAGTCAGGCTGGGGATGGTGCCCGCCTGGACGAGTGCCGACAGGGGCGAGCCGCCGGTGAGAGTCCAACCAGACTCCGAGCCCTCGATGTCGGTGATGCGGAACTCGGTCGAGCCGTACTCGTTTGAGATCACGGTCATGCTCTGCCCAAGCATCGTCATCAGGTTTGGCTGGTACCCGATGCCCTGCACCTGCAACTGAGGAACCCCGGTGTCAGAGGCCCCCCTGTCGAGCGATGTGGCGTCCTCAGCGACAGACCAGGAGGAGACCGTTGAGTTGTCAACTCCGGTAAACCTCACAGCCACGGCCAGACCTCCTTCACCGAGAACTCGACCTTATGGAACCTCTTGTTGGACTCAACCTGGATCGAACCCGGATCGACCATCATCGTCGTGAACCCCATCGGCGGGGCGTAAGAACTGATGTCCGGGCCAGCGCTGAACCGGTTCATCATCGTGGAGTTCCTCACATGCAGATCACAGACGAGAACCTGAGTGTCTGGCGCCCAGGCGTCCTGCTCGATGTGCAGCCATGGACCGGCCTTCACGGCGTCCGCAGGTACCGTCCAGCCCCCGGACCACTGAGCCCAACCGTCACCGAGCTCCTCGCGCTTCTGGAGACCGACATCAGTGAGCCCCGAGGATCCGTTCTCCTTGATGTACCGGACACCTCCACGGAAGGGCCTCGAGCCCTTGAGGACCTTGGCCTTCACCTCGATGTCGATCTTATCCCCACCCTTCAGGTCCGAGTAGTACTGCTCGGGGATGTAGTGGTCACGGACGTTCAGCAGCCTGGCATTGCCGACAGGGGCCCGTTCGCTCGTGTCCTCACCGATCAGCACCCCGCCCGGGTTCATCTCCGGGTTGGTGAATAGGGACCAGGGAGCGTGCGGATCATTATCCGTGTAGCCGGTTCCTGCATCGAGCACACCGCGCACCCAGTGCAGGAGCCCAGCCCCGTTAGCCTCCGCGGGCTTGATGCTGATGGTCGTGCGGATCACATCGTCCGACTTGTTAGGGGTACTCTTCGTCACGTACGGCGGGAGAGGAGAACCATCTTTGAAGACGAACTTCTGCGTGTCGTCTCCGACGGTCTGCACATAGAAGGTGTAGCCCGGAGGAATCAACACGGTCTCCGTATAGGAGGCCGGGGCCGTCGTAGCCTTACCCGTCATCCGCAACGCGTACTCAGGGCCTGCGCCCGAACGAGTGTCCATTTGAGCGAGCACCGTGCCATCCTTCGCGAAGGCAATGGGCGACAGGGTGTCCACCAAGAGGAACGGCTTCCCGAGGAACGGCGACAGGACGTTGAGATCCGGCCTGTTCAAGCAGTCCATATACCGAATGGGGTTCGAACCCGCTGTTGAGATCAGGTCCATGAGCGCCACGTAGTCCGCCGGGGCCATCACGTTCCAGGAGAGCTTGTATGCCTTCGCGGCGAATCGGGACGGGATCATACCATTCGCCCCATTGACGAGCTGGGTGACCTGGCCCCAGGGCGTCGCCTGAATAGCGGCGTCTTTGGCCGGGGCCGGAAGAACTAGGTTCTTGTCTCCGACCCCGAGCACGCATCGGTTATCCAGGACTGCCATCAGTACGACCCCCTCTGTCCGTTAACCGCATTGTATCCGTTGACAGAGTTGGAGATCACGCGCCCATCGAGTGTGATCATGCTCGACATAGACCGGGCGAGCGCCGCGATGGTACGAGACGAGAGATCCACCCCGCCGCGCGGAATGCCTCCGCCGGAGTACGACACGGACGGGGAGTACCGCCTGGCATTGATCGCGTCGAACATTCCGGAGCCGTAGGTCTCCACTGCGCTGCGATTGATGACGTACTCACCACTGCGGATCGCGAACAGGGAGCCTGTCGGGTTCATCGCGAGCAGGTTGTCCGTGTGGTAGTTCCCACCCGGGTTCCCGGGGATCATCCCACCAGCAGGGCCACCACCGGCGAACCCGGTGATGGGGGCGCCCAGAGCGATTCCGACACGGGACCGAATCGGACCACCGTTGGCATAAGCCGGAATCTGACCACCGTTATGGAACCAGGACTTGACCGTGTTCCAGGCCGAGCCGACTTGCTGCGCGACGAACTGAACTGTGCGCGTGGCGGCCAACTGGGTGAAGGACTGCATGACTCCCCAGTAGGAGCCCTCATCCTTCTTCGCTTCAAAGTAGGCCTTCCTATTCTCAGCAGCCTTATCCAGCGCCGTCTGAACAGATTGCTTCTTGCTCTCGTTCGTCTTGGGCTCGTACTCCGCGTCACGATCCTCAGCAGTCTCGTCGAGCTCCTTGTCGGTGTTGTTCTTATCGCCTTCGTTGACGTCTGGCTTGTACTCGGCCTCCCGAGGTTCACCGGTCTCGTCGAGCTCCTCCTTGGTCCCCTGGTTATCACCCTCATTGACTTCGGGTTTGTACTCGACATCCTGATCCGCACCAGCAGCATTCAGTTGCTCCAGCGCAGTGTTGTATGTCTCGTCATCGACATCAGAGTTGTAGTTCGCTGTACGCTCCTGGGCCAGAGCGTCGAGGTCCTCCTGGGTGAGGCCGAACATCTCCGAGTTGATCTCGGGGAGGTACTGCTTGTTCTCAGGCTTAGCGAGCTCTTCGAGGTAGTTCTTGGTCTCATCGAACTCCTCGTTGGCCGCTGTCGGAATGTACCGCTTGTACATGTCGAAGGCGATCTCCTTCGCCTCCGCATTGAAACGAGCCTTACCGGTCTCATCCATCTCCGGAATGTACTGAACAGGACGACCCTCGGCATTCGCCTTGTCACCATTGGCCAGAGCATCGAGCTCCTCCAGCACGAAGCTCTTGGCGTCCCTGACGACATCGGGCTTGTACTCCGCCTCACGGGGCTCAGCCATGTCGTCGAGGGCCCCACCGGTCTCCGCAGCGGAAGGCTCATCGAGCTCGGTCGGAATCTCCGCCGGGCCGTAGTCGCCATTGGCAACATCCTCGATGGCCTGCTGGGTCGCAGCAGCGGTGCCATTGTCGGTGACGCTCTCCTCGACAGAACGGGGAACGCTCTGGATCGTGGATGCCAGGCTGTCGAACCCGCCGGCCAGCTCGGTGACCTCACCACGGTTGAAGCCCATCTGAACCGCCTGGTTGATGAACTCCTCCTTGAGCTGGCGCGCGTAAGCTGCAACCTGCTCATTCGAGGCACCTGTGGCGGCATAGGCCTCGATCATCTCCATCATGGTGGATTGCAACTGCTTGAGTGCAGCCCTATTCTCGATGGCAGCCTGCGTGTAGCCCTGAAGAGCGAACATACCCTTCTGAGCCTCAGCGATCTCCTTCTCCTTGTCGGCGATCTGAGACTTGGTGTCATTGATGTTCTTGTTCGCCTTGTCGATGTCAGTCTGAGTGGACTGAATACGCTCTTTGTCACCGTACTTCTTCGCGATCTCGTTGAAGTACTTGGCATCGCGGAGTTCCTGCTGCTGCTCCGACAGGGTGGCGTTGAGGTCCTCGATCGACTTCTTAGCGTCCGCAATGGTCTTGCGGGCATCCTCGATCTTCTTCCTCATCGTGTTGAGCTGCGAGTGGTAGTTATCCTTCGCGGAGCGAGACTTCCACCACTTCTCCATGCTCTCCTTCATCGCGGTGGAGAGGCGCGACAGGAAGTCCTTGAAGAGCTCAGCAGGCGACTTCTCCTTCTGCTTCGACTTGGAGGAGCCGCCGGAGGGTGAGGAGGACCGGGGCGTGTGAGACCTGGGCGTGTGAGACCGAGGTGCGGAGGACCTGCGTGGTGTGTGCGAGCGGGGCGTGTGACCACCGCCACCGCCGCCTCCTCCCGCCCCCCCCCCCCCCCGCCGGGCGGGGGGGGGGGGGGGGGGGGTCCATGGCAGACTGGAACGCGGCCTTCGCGTTGCCCGCACCCTTGCCCTTCTTGGTGAGCTGCCCACCGATCTTGCCAGCGGCCGCACCGGTCTTGGCGCCCGCGAGCATCGCCTTGGCGAGCGACAGGCGCTGGATGATCTGCCCGACAACGGAGTCGGTCTCGACCTTCATGTTCTTCAGATCGACCTTGAGCCCGTTATAGTTGACCCCGGGACCGTTGATGTTCTTGGAGATGATCTGCCAGAGGATGCCCATGTCCTGGTCGGAGGCGCTCAGCATCTTCTGAAGGTCGGAGAACGTCGTCGAGCCGTCGATGTTCGCACCAGGGATCGTCTGGTTGAAGACATTGTAGATGTCCGACATCCCCTGCTCGCTGATACCCAGCTGCTCCTGAACACTCGACAGGGTGGCCGAGGGGTCGATCTCGATGCCGGGGACCGTCTGGCCTGTCGTGCTCGCAACACCATCCACGCCCTGCTGAGCGATCTGCTGGGCCTGGTCAACACCCTGCTGGGTCGGGGTGTTGTCCACCTGAGGGCCAGGCATCGTCTGGCCGAGCATAGCTCCGACGTTATTCATGGCCTGCTGGACCTGCGAGGTGTCGATGCCCTGCTGGCCGATCTGATCGATAGCGGCCTGCACGTACTCCTGAACATACTTCTGGGCCTCAGCACCAGTCAGACCCAGGTTCTGGGCGACCTGCATGGCGTTCTCCGCCACAGCCTTCAGGTAGGTCTGAAGGTTCTGAAGGTTCTGCCTACCGCCCTCAGTCGTGGTGTTGATCACATTGCCATTGTCCTGGAGGCCCTGGTTGAACTTGTCCAGGGCGTCGAACATGGCGGCTTCGGCATTCTCGAACCCGAAGGCCCTATCGATCGCCGAGTCCACCGCGGACTTCCACTTGTCCCAGGCCTCCGCAGCCTTGTCAGCGGCGCTGGAGTTGCCATCCGCAGCACCGTTCATCCCCTGGAGCGCACCGTTGGCCTCATCCGCCGACAGGCCGAGACCTTGGAGAATCTGCTTCTGGGCGTCCTGAGAGCCCATGGCCTGCGAGACGGCGGCACCGACACCATCGTTGGCGTCCTGAAGACCCTTCAACGCGTTGATCTGATTGTTGATCGCGTTCGTCTGGTCGTCAGTGGCCTGAGTATGTGCCTTGGTGCTAGTGACCGCGTTCGGATCCTTGAAGGTCTGGGACTGAGCCGCATCAAGGTCGGCCTTCTTCTGGTTCAGCTGGTCGATGAAGCCCTGGACGTACGCGGTCGCGGCACCCTGACCCTCTGTCGCTGCCTTCCTGGCGTACTCGCCCCAGTCGAAGCCGAGCTCCTTCAGCCCGTTGAGCTGGTCACCGGTGAGCTTCTTGAACCCCTCAGAACCGGCGATCGCGTTGCGGATGAGCTCAGCGGTGTTCTTACCGATCTGGAGCGTGGTGTAGCCCATCTGCTGGGCAACCTCACGTGTGGCCCGGACGATCTCGCCCTGGGCGTTCACGAAGTAGTAAGACTTCTCCGACGCGCTCTTGTACGCGTCACCAGCACCATCAGCAGAGATCATCAGGTCGCCGAGGCTGCGCTGTGAGCCGTTGGCGACGTCCTGCGTATCAGCAAGAACGGCCTTCTGGACCTCAGCAGCACCACCCATAGCCGACAGCATCTCCGCACCGGCCTTCTGGGCCTTCTCAGCGGCGATCTCCTCAGCATTAGCGATCTGGTTGTAGCTCTCAGCGATCGCGGGTAGAGCCGACAGGGCGAGGGACGCCCACCCCGCCGGTCCGAGCGAAGCGAAGAAGCCCTTCACAGCGGTCCCAGCGGCCGCCATAGCCCCGGAGACGGCCGAAATACCTGCGCCCATGGTCCGAGTAGCAGCGGTGGACGCGGAGGCCGCAGAAGAGGCCATACTGCGCGCTGCGCCCAGACCTTCCTGCGCGGCGGTCTCGGCCTTGATGGCTGTCGTGGCAGCGTTGTGAGCAGCGGCCTCCGAGGCCGTAGCGCCAGCCGACATGGCCGAGGTTCCCGCGGTGCTCCCGGTGAGGCGCTGCTGGGCGACCTCCGCCTGAGCAGCCTTCACTCGGGCGTACAGAGCGGGCTGCTCGGCCAGGGCCGCGTTGGCCTGCTGGATGGCCTTGGCGATGTTGCTCCAGGACAACTGCCCCGAGAGGCCCGCCTCGACCATGTTCTTGCGGACCTGCATCATCGAGGATGCGACCGACAGGACCCCGGCCTGGAGGAGTTTAGCACCGGTCTGAAGGGCGATGAAGATCGTCACACCCCCGGCGAAGGCCGCGATGACCCGGCCGACGGGGGTCTCTCCCAGGCTCGACAGGGCGTTGGCAAGCGCCTGGACACCGTCTAGGATCAGCTTCAGCGGAGCCAGGAACGGCTCGCCGAAGGAGGCCATCATGTTCTCCAGCGCGTTCTTGGTCTGCGCGATGGTCTCGGTCATGGTGGCGTTCAACTTCTCCATGGACTGCTCCAGGAAGCCGGTGTTCGACCCAGCCTCCGCGGAGTTGTCCATGGTCTCCTTGAGCAGATCGAAGTTCACCGCGAGGCGCTTCACGAGCTCGATGTCGCGGGTGGACTTCAAGCCGATGTCGGAGAGCATCTGGGTCATCTCCACACCATTCCCAGCCTTGGAGATGGACTCGATGAGCTGGTTGAAGAACTTCGAGGGGTCGTTCTTCCAGAGCTCCAGGGCCTCCTCGTTGGAGATGTGCATCTGCTGGGCGAAGTCCGCCATACCTTCAGCACCCTGGGCGGCGGCCTTGTTGAAGTTCCCGAAGATGCGCTGGAGCGAACCGCGGGCCCACTCGGCCTTTACGCCGACGGAGGTCAGCGCCGTAGCGTAGGCGAGGGTGGCGTCCTGCCCGATGCCTGCCGACACGGTGGTGGTCGAGATGCTGTTCGCCATCGTGAGGATCTCATCCTCAGTGGCAACTGCCTTCGCACCGAGCTCTGCGACCTGTGAGGCCATCTGCTCGTAGGCCTTGTCACCACCGTTCAGCGCCATGCCGGCCTGACTGAACGTGTTGATCAGTCGGCCGAAATCCTCGGAAGCCTTCTCAGTTGTGGTGCCGGTCACCATGGAGAACTCTGCGACAGCCCGGGTGAAGTCTCCGAGCTTCTCCGCGGGGATGTTCATCTGCGCACCGAGTGTGCCGATCTGCGAGAGCTCGCTGAACGATTTGGAGATGTCGGTGGACATCTGCCTGTACTGGTCGCGAAGAGCTTGGAGCGCACCGCTGGTCTGGTCCAGCTGGGTCGTACGGGCGATGTCCGCGAAGGCGCGGTCTTGGTCGGCGGCGGCCTTGACGACGGAGGTGGCGAGCGCCGTCACACCGGCAGCCAACACCGTCAGGTTGTTGCGGACCTCCTGTGAGGCGAACCGCATGTTCTCCAGCGAGTGAATGTGAGCGGTGTTCGCCTGAACGGCCTCATGAGCGGCAGCGACAGAGGCTCGAAGGGCCGCGGCCCGGTCCTGCTCAGCGGCGGCCTCCAGCTTCGCAGCAGCCCGACCGGTGTCCACCGCGGCCTGGTTGGTCTGGATCGCGGACTGGTTCGCGGCCTTGCGGTACTGCGCAGCGTAGGCCTTGTCGGTAACGTCCGCGAGCTTCTGCTCCGCGTCGATAACCCGCTGGAGAGCGGCGACACGCTCGGAGGCCCCGGCGGTCGTAGCAGCGGTGGCCTTCTGCTCGGTGACGGCTTGCTCCAGGGCGGCCTCGCGGGCCTGCTTGCGGACCTCGTTGAGCTGACGCTGGGCCTCGATCTCGGTCTTGGAACGTCCGCCCAAGTTGCTGTCGATGCCAGAGTTCCTCGACATGCCGCTCATGTCGGTGCCGAGCTGCTTGGCGACACGGGCCATGCGCTCATAGAGGGCCACCTGCTCCTTGAGCGCGGAGACCTGCTTGCTGTCAGCGATGGTGGCGTTGTTGAGAGCCTGCGACATGCCCTCGATGGCGCTCGTGGTGGCCTTGATGGTCGAGGAAACGTCTACTCGACCGAGGGCCTGCGACGCGGCGGTCAGATCCTTAGTGAGCTTGGCGGCCTGTTGGTAGACCTGGATGTTGGTGGACATCGCCTTCGCGTCGGACGAAGACATGATGTTCTTGTCCATCCAGGATCCGCCGCGGCTCGCCTGTGTGAGCGACTTCATGGCAGCGCCCATCGCACCGACCGCGTTGACGGCCTGGGCGGCGGAGGACTGGATTTTAGAGGAGCCCTGGATGAAACCGGAGGCGTCGAGTTCAACCTCGTACGAGAGCTTCGACTGGTCGGCCACTGTCGTCCCCTTAATAGAAAACCCGGATTGATACTGCTAAGAATATCAATCCGGGTTTCATAGCCCCGCGTCAGGTCGGGACGGAGGCCATAGCCTCCCAAGGAGTCGGCAGCGGCTCGAACTCGCCGGTCTCATCATAGGAGACTCCGACAGGGACGGCGATCTTAGTCACACCGGGCTGCTTCCGCTCCTTACGGCGCTCCCTGTCGGCCTCGTCCTTCTCCAGGGTCTCGCATCCGTAGCAGATGGTGTCCTGGATGTCGAACTGAACTCTGTTGTCGGTGGTCCTTCCGTACCAGACTGGGGTCCCGCACTTGGGACAGCAGGAATCGGTGTAGTACTGCCAGGCCATCTCCAGACGGACGTCGAGCTCGTTCCGGAAATCCTGAGGCAACGGCTCGCGCCTCCAGTCGTTGTCGATCTCGTCCCAGACCGGGACGGACCTGCTGTACCTGCCGACAGAGGGGAGGTAGAGCGTGGGTGGAAGGTGCGAGTGCCAGGCGGTCTTCAGAGCGATGACGAACTTCTGGTTACTCTTCCTCGTCAGTGATGGCCCAACGAAACGTGGGGTCTGCCATCACCTGCTCCAGAGCCGCAGTGGCGACCTGCGTCTTGTCGAAGCCTTCGATGAGCTTGACCCACTCAGCCTCAGGCAGACGCTGGCGCATCTTGGCGGCCTCACGAGAGGTCAGGCCCTTCTTGGACTTGCCGCCGGACTTGATGCCGATCACAGAATGCGACAGGTAGTGCTCATAAGCAATCTGCTGTCGGGTCTCACGGAGCTCATTGGTCTCATCGGCGGTGGCGTTCTTCTTGATCGGAACGGTCGCCACAATGTGATTGCGGATGGCAGAAATCTCAGCAGAGGCCAGAGCACGGAGGGTGAAGACAATGGCGGTCTTCTCCATCTTCTCCAGAATCTCGGCGAGCTCAGTCTCCGGAGTCTTCTCGTTGAGCGCGCGCACCGGCTTCTCGGTGGACTGACGCTCCTCAAGAATCTGCTCCTGGAGCTCCATGGCCCGCTGGGCAAGAGTGGCGTCCGGGTAAACGGTGACCTCCCGCTGAGTCTGCTTCACATTGTCGAGAAGCCCATCGAGGTCGAGGAGCTCGTCCTCGGTCTCAGCAGAAGTCAGTTTGTCGTCAGACATCAATCATCCAATCTTTCGATTCGTCAATCGGTCCAGACGAGTATACCAAAAGCCCCCGCTCCTTGTGAGAACGGGGGCTTTTGACCCAGGAAGGTTGATCTGAGGTTATCAGACCAGAGGCTCGTTGATGACCATGGTGCCCTGGGGAAGGAAGGGAACGGTCATCTGGATGGGCTGCTTGCCCTCACCGACCTCATCACGCGGGTTGTCGGGCATAACGAGGAACGCGGAAACGAGCTGGCCGGCCTTGGCGGGCGTGGTGTTCTTGTAGCCGATGCGCTTCACCAGCCAGCCGGTGACGTTGGCGGAGACACCACCCTTCTTGAACAGCTCGAACGCGACAGAAGCGGGGGAGTCCGGGTTGCCCGTACCAGAGGCCTCGTCGAGGGCCTCACGCAGGAAGGTGAGAGAGGCCTCGTAGGCGTCACGGGTCGGGGTGTTGGACGCGGCGGAGTCGCAGATGGTCGTGGTGTCGTCCGTCTCCGAGTCGGTCGGGTTCAGGGTGAAGCCCGAGACGACAGCACAGGAGATATCCTTGGCCTTCGCGGGAGTGGGGGTACCACCACCACCACCAGCAGAGGTGGAGTTGTAGAGCGCGGCCTTGACGACATCCTTGACCGTCGGGGCGTCCGCGATCGGGACCCACCAGATCGTGGTCCCCGGAGGCATCATCTTCTTAACGGCAGCCTGTGCCATGATCAGTCGTCCTTCCTATGACGAGGAACATAATTGCTGTGCGGGGCGCCATCGCCGAGATGAACAACCTCGCCGTTGACGATCCAACCAGTGCCCCCGCAGCATTCCCGGGGCGACACAGGGGTGTCGTCGGGGACACGAGTCAAGCGGCCATCGGTGTTAATCGCATTAGCGTAGTCCTCGGTGTACTCGAAGACCACACCTTCAACGGTCGCGTACTTTGGCATCACACACTCCTGTCCACCGTCACCTGGAAGGTGACGTAAGAAGTGTATCGAACCGGCCTTACGGTACTATCCGTGTTTCCGTACGAGTTGAGCGCCCCGGTCTCGAAGGCCTCGCTCGTGCCCGGAATCTGGAAGCCCAGCAGTCTCCTACGAACAGCGGCGAGCAGGTGGTTCCGAGCCTTGGGCGACACGGACGAGATGAGCACGCCAAACTGGTGGATCACAGCGGCCTGTGTCACACCAACGATCGAGCCATACTTCCTCATGGCACCGGGCGTCACATCCCCGGGCATGTAGACGACGTAGTCCTTGCCGTCGTTATCACCGTCGGGGCGAAGCGAGTCGAAGACCCGCACACCCTTGAGGGTCTCCAGCTCCTTCATAGCGGCCTCGTCGAACTTCTCGACGGTGGCGCCCTCGAAGGGTTCGAGCATCAGAATCCGGCCTCCTTCATCGCCTGGTCGGTAGCTGTACGCGCTGACTGGAGGGCAAGCATGCCCCGGAGCTTCGAGGTGCCCTCCTCCTGGTAACCGATGTACTTCTCGTCAGCGTCGGTGAATCCGACAGAAGCGGAGAACTTCCCGCCCGAGATGTTTCTCACATTCACACGGTACCCGGTGCCGTCACCCGCTGTCGAGCGCATGTGCCCGGTCCACACACGGGCGTCCGTGGTCGGATCATGCTTGAAGGGCATCCCGGCACCCGAAGTGTCCACCGTCCTGATGACGACATCGCCGCCGGCCTTCGCGGCGGCCTCAGCAGCGGCGAAGGCCTTGGTGATGACCTCCTCCTGGAACCGGTTGAGTCCACTCGTAACCTGATCCATGTCCCGTGATTTTCGTCTCAAAGACGCACGAACGAGGTCCATCAGTGCGTCCCACCCTTGGAGTCGTCCACGTCGATGTCGCACAACAAAGTCGGCTGCCAGTAATCGGAGTCTGACGGAGCGTTGCGCACGACAAGGCGCAAGCCCGCATTCCGCGGATCCGAGTTGTTCTCCAGCACCCTGACGATCTGTCCATAACCCGGAACGAACCGCAGCGACCTGTCGCCCCACTTCTCCTTGGGCACGAGCAGATTCTTGTCGATGTGGTTCAGGTGCACGTAGTAGGCGTGGACCGCGGTATCGTCGTAAGCCGACCGGCGATCGCGGGCACGCCAGGCGATGTTCGGGTTGACCGCCGCGTAGCCCTTCCAAAGCTCCTTCGGGGGGATATCGACAGGGCCGTCCTCTGTCCACTCATGACTCTTCGTGCCCGGGGGCTCCGTGACGACCACGAGGCAGTTGCAGAACAGACCCAGCGGCCAGTACGCCCCTGAGTCGAAGCGGGGGTCCTTGTTGTGCAGAACGCTCAGTGCCACGCCCAGTCCTCTCCCGGAGGAACGACACCGGGAATGAAGTCGAATCCTACGTCGTTGAGCTCGGCCTCCTTGGCCTCGTCCCACAGCCTCTTGGCCTGCGCCCGGAGCTCAGCGCCCAGCGTCGCGCCATTGGTGGATTTGTTGTCAGTGGAGATGACCTTGAGGATCAGCGTCTCGGACGTGGCGATCGCCATAAGCGCTCGGGAGGCGGCCTTCTTGACGTTGCCGCCTTCGATGGCAAGGAAGCCGAAGAGCTCCATGTCGCTGAAGATGTAGGAGGGCGGCTTCCGAAGGTCTTTGGGGTCCTCCAACTTGACAATGTCAGGGATCAGCAGGCGCACCTGATTGACCGGCTGGCTGTAGTCCAGGGACGCCATGGTGTCTCCTTCTGTCAACGCTTTTACAGTAGTTTACAGCGGAACCCCGCCCCTTCGACAGGAGCGGGGTTCCGAGGGACCGCGATAGGGATGTCGCGTGGATCAGACGCCCTTACCGGTGCTGGCCACGATCCCCTCAACGTTGAGGACCCCGGCGCCGGTGGTGAGGCGGACACGGGCCTGAGCGTCGTCGTTGTCGAACGAACCAGCGGTGTAGGGAACCTCACCGCCGCCCAGGTACAGGCCACCAGCGTTCTTCACGCGCAGCTCGGGCTTGTCGTAGCCGCGGAGCGCGGTGCGAACGATGGTGCGCTTGGCCGAGGTACGACCACCCGCAGGAGCCAGGACCCAGTTGGTGCCGCCCTGCGAGGCGCCACCGAGAATGGCGACCAGGTCGGAGACGACAACCTTGACCTTGGCGGTCAGGCCGTTCTCCTCGATGAACTTCATCTGGTCGCCCGCCTTCTGCCCGGCGACAACGCGCTCGACAGTGCGGGTGTTGACCACCATGTTGGCCAGGTTCTCCAGAGCCGGGGGAACCAGGAGGACGTAGGACGGAACGGTGACGTACCGGCCATCGACCTTGGTCTCAGCGACCTGCTGCATGGCGGCCTTGATGGCGTCGTACGACAGGGGGGCGTTCTTCAAAACGTTGTTGTTGATCAGAACGCCGTCAGCGTTACGAGCCTTCAGGACGGTACCAAGCGAGTCGGAGATCACACCGGAGTTGAAGCCCGGGGTGCTCGGGTCGAGGGAGAACAGCGCGCCGTAGCAGGCGGCGTCAACGGTGCGGGCAGCCAGCTTGGCGGCGTCCGAGGGGAACCGCTCGATCAGACCGTAGTCGTCGTTGATGAAGGCCTCCCAGGAGAACTGGAGGCGAGCACCATGCTTGGCGGTGTCGATCCAGCGACCCGAGGCCTTGTAACCGAAGGTCGGGTACGGGGTGAGCTCCGGAATCTTCGGCAGGGTGCCGGCCGGGGCCACGAAGCCACCGTTGTCCCGCAGGAGGGTGGCGTCGATGTCGTGGTCGAGCGACAGGAGCTGGACCGGGCGGAAGTCGTTCAGCAGCTCCTCGCTGGCGAACTCCTTCCAGGTCTCCTCCTGGTCCTTGTAGGCGTCCTCGAAAGCGGGCTGCACGGCCTGGGTGAACCAGGGGGCGAGCATGTCCGAGGTGACGGCCTCACGGAAGGTACCGCGGTCGCGCGAGGAGTCGGCCTCCAGGATCGCGTTCTTCAGCTGGCCCTGGGCCGCCCGGTCACCACCGATGGCGGACTCAAGAGTCTTGGCGAACTCAGTGTAAGACGTGAACATTTTGTCCCATCATTCCTTTCAGCGAGCGAGGATGACGGGAACCGTCTGGGCACCCGTACCAGTGATCTTGGAGTAGGCGTAACCGACGAGCCCGGCGGTACCGGCGGCCTTGTCGTTGGTGAGCTCCATCCTGCCGTTGGCAGCGGGCTTCGCGTAGATCAGGGCACCCGGCTCGACACCGGTCCCGGTCAGGGTCACCTGAAGCTTGAAGACGCCACCGGAGATGCGGACCGAGGCGTAGCCCGGGCCGTTGTTGCCCCAGGTCGGCTTAGTGAGCGGGTTCCACAGCGGGTCCTGGCCGAGCTTAGCCTGATCCTGAGCGGACGGAGCGATCTCGGTCACAAGAACGCCGAGCAGGCCACCGACCTGGACGACATCGCCGATGTGGCTCTTGCTGTACCTCGACAGGTCCACAGGAAGGGACAGGGTGTCGGAGTACTCGAAGACCTGGATGTCAGAAATCTTCTTGGCGCCGAAGGAGTTGATCTGTACCATTGTGAGCTCCTTACCTCACTTGAAGTTCTTGATCTTGTAAGGCTCGGAGCTCGCCTCGCGAATCTCCCCAGCCGTGGATGCCTTGACCGAAGTCAGGTAGTGCTGCTCGGCCGAGATGGCCTCCTTCAGCTCGGTACCGGACTCGACAGCGTCGATGACCCGCTTCTGAGCAACGGAGGGCAGACCGGAGTCGAGCAGGCGGGTGGCGATGACGAAAGCCTCAGCAGCGGACTCCTTGCGGGCCTTGCGCTTCTTCTCGTCCTCATCGTCATCGGGCTTCTTCTCGCTCGAAGCGGCGGGCGGCTTGTCGTCGGTCTTCTCACCGGGCGCCTCGGGCTTGCGCTCGGGGGTCGGCTCAGGGGCCTCGGGCTTGTCCGCGGGCTCCTCGGGCTTCCGCTCAGGGTCCTCGCCCGGGGCCTCGCCGGCGGGAGCCTCAGGGGCGACCGGCTGCTCTCCCGGAAGATTGTCCTTGGCGAGAAGCTCAAGAAGCGGGGCGAGAGCCTCGGTCACCGCAGTGGCGATGGCCTGACGGATCGTCTCCTCGTTCATATGGTTCTCCTCATCGGAACTGACGCGCTGGGATTCCAGCACCTCCAGCAAAGCGCCACCTGCGCCCGCCTTCGTTACGAAGTCTACAGAAGTGACTCCATCGAATACCGGTACAATGCCGTCGGCGTCCAGACCGTTCTCCGACCAGGCATTGATCGACACACCGATGTCCTGCCACTTCTCACGAATGATGTCGTTGAAGGACGGATACACCTCGCACTCGGCGTATAGTGCTCCATCGAGACCGACAACGGCGTCGGTCACCAACCGCCCCGCGAGGTCCTTCACGGATCGCTCGGGGCGGTTCACATCCTCATCCTTCGACGGGTGATCCATGAACATCTGAGTCCCGGCGGGGAAGTGCCCGACAGAGGCGGCGAGGTTGGCCTCCGAGTAGGTGCCACTGGAGCCCTGCCCCGGGCAGATGATTCGGATGCGGTACCGGCCGGGCTTCTCCCCGGACAGCACGTCCGGAGTGGCCGCCTCCAGAAGAGCGGTCACCCCTCCGTGGAAAGCGGACCTGTACTCCGTACGCATTTCAGGAACTCCTTTTCATTCAGGCGAGTGTCTCGCCACCGGCCTCGTCACGGTTGGCATTAGTGCCGTCTGACATGGCGCCCACGCCAGTACGAGAGTTGCTCTTCTTGGCGACGCTGTCCTGCACGGCGTTGGGATCGGCCAGGCTCTTCGCGGCGAGAATCTCCTCCGACACAGGCAGGTCGTTGATCGGCCGGGCATTGATCGGCTGGAGCCTGTCGAGGAAGAGGCTGCGCGCCTCAGTCTTGTGGAGGATTCCGTTTTGAAGACCAAGGGTGACGACCTGGCCCCAGCGCTGAATGAGCTCGTTCGACAGGGGTGCGAGCTCGACCTCGACCTTCCTGCCGAGAGCCAGGAAGATCTTCTGAATGAGGCTCTTGTGAATCTGCCTGCGGAACTCGAAAGCCTTGAAGGTGGGGTCCTCCAAGGCCGTCTCAGCACCCTGTCGCCCACCGGCGGAACCATCTGTGAGAAGGACCGACAGGGGCACATCGAGTGCACTGGCGACCATAGAGGCGAGCGGAGTACCGGCCCCGAAGTCGATGCCCGCTCCGGCCTTGGAGACGGCGGTGAACTCCTGGCCCGCCCCGAGCGAGGCGAGGCCACCGATACCCTGAGCGTTCGACATCTGCTGGATGACGGCCTGCTGCTGCTTGGCCGTGGCAGATGTGACTTTGAACGCAATTCTGGCGAGGGCCTTGGTCATCACATGGGACGCTTCAAGGAACTCCTTATAGGCCTGCGCCCAGTACACGGCACCCATGAGCTCGGGCTTGCCCCACTGCTCGCCGATCTGCCTGTTAACCATCTCGTAGACGACCCGGTCATCGTGGACGGTCCTGTAACCCTTCTCATCTTTAACAGGGGCCCAGTCCTTGCCGTTAACAACATGCCACTCGGGCTTGCGTCGCTCCTGCTCCGCCGTGGAGAGGGTGTCCGACACGGGCACCGGGTCGATCAGGAAGGCGAAGATGTCAGCTTCATCGGTGGCGTCCAGGGCCCGGGCGATGCCCCGGATGCGCGACAGGGGCACAGGCGCAACTCGCTTGTCGGTCCGGCGAACGGTGTAGAGCACGATGCCATCGGTGCAGAAGGCCGCCTCGTCCCGGGCTCGGGCCGTGCGGGAGAGGACGGTGTCGTAGAGCGCCGCGGTCTCAGGCGTCTTGATCCCGGAAATGCGAGGAATCTCACTCCACATGTAGGCGTTGCGTATGCCGATGCCGCGCTTCACCAGCGGGTTATAGGCGGCTAGCCTCCGAGCCCTCAGCGAGTGCTCCTTGATGACCGTGAGAGATACCACATCGGAGGTGGCATCCTCATCGCCCCAGCGGGACCAACCGATGTCCTCCCGGTTGAGGGATGCGACAGCCCCGCGGGTGACCGCGGCGTACGCCTTGGACGCCTCGGTCAGCCGGGCCTGGACGCGCTGGGTGGACCCGCCAATCTGAAATGTGCCAAATTTCACAGTTCAACTCCTCAGGCTGGGGCGAAGGTCCACTCCTCGTTACCCCACTCGTCTATAGGTGAGTACTCGGAATCCGTACTCTCCATTAGGGTATCAGCCTCGATAAGAGAGTCCGTCCCGTCTGTTAGAAGATTGCTCGGCATCGCCGCGTAGCAGATCGAGTCCAGAACGTCGGGGGAAGGCTCGCCCTTCCTCTTCAGCTCATCTTTCCCACGGATCAGGAGCTTGGTCCCCCTGTACTCGTAGAGGATCGAGCGGAACTCATCGAAGAGCCCTTCGGTCTTCTCGCCAGCGGCCTCATCGGGTGGGACCGACAACTCGCCAACATTAATGGCCTGAGCGACGGAGTCATACATCGCCGCTCGGAAGTTGTACCACTTCAAGTTGTCCGGCGACGCCGCGTTGCCTACGATCCAGTAGACCGGAATCTCCTCTGGCACGTGGTTGTCGATGACGGCCTGAACACCTCGTCCGACGCCCACGGCGTCGATGCGGATGTCCACGTCGAGCCCTTCGGCCCGCAGGCGCTTGGCGTGCTGCCCGATGAGCCTGGAGAGCCTGTTCCCGTCGTATCCCTTCACACGCTCGACGACCTCGACATGGCCGTCCTGACAGGTGGAGATCACGCTGAAGTCACCGGTGGTGGACAGACCGACGTCAACACCGATGTGGATCGGGGCGGTCGTGTTCCACTCGTCGTCAGCCCACTCGTTCATAGATTGAAGCACCCGGCCGAGGTTGAACAGCCCGTCATCACCGATGTCGGGGAACCGAGCAAGAACCTTCGACACGTACCGGGGATCGTCCTTGCCCCAACGGCGCTCAGCATCATCGACCCACTCCTTCTGGAGCAGATTATCCTTCGCTTTCTGAGGGACCTCTTCACCCGTGAAATTCGGCGTATCGAACGCGGAGATGGTGATGAGGTTCCACTTCCGCTCCGACGGTGGAAGCTTCGACTCATCGCGCCAGATCTTCGCCATGTACGAGTTCGGGTCGTCCGGGTTCGCGATGGCGAGGATGCGGGCGTGCTTGTTCGTGGTGATGGTCTCGACAGAGGTGAAGATGTTCTCCGCCACGCCACCGGCCTCATCGACAACGGCGAGGACGTAGGTGGAGTGGAACCCCTGGAAAGTGGACTCGTCATAATCCGCAGGCTTGCGCCCGAACGCGGTAGCCGTCTTGAACCCAGGGAAAGTCCACTCCGCCTTACCGGTGATACGCCCAGGCATGTTCGCCTTGGACTGGAGGTCCTCGACATAGGCCCACATGACGTTCTTCACCTGGTTCCACGACGGGGCTGTGGTGATCACGCGGGTCTCGGTGGGGTCATGCGGGTGCACATCGAGCCACCACCCAATGGCCCGAGACGCAGTGTGCGAGTTATGCGTGGGAATTAGTGCTCGACCGGTCAGGTACATGTGACTCGGATCGGCGACCTCAATGCAGATCGTTGTTGAGGTACCCGCAGGCTCAACGCTCTTAATTGTGCGCACAGTGTTCCGAGACGCTTGACTGACACCTCGATTATTGTGAAATGCATCATACTTCCGTTGTAAGCGGAAGGGTTCCCACCCGATCGGTGTGAAGTTCATACGGTAACGCGTACTCGTCACACGCCCATACAACTTCGCGTCATGCGGGTGAATGTTGATAATTGTGCCCAAACCACGGATGAGTTCCTGCACACCGAAAGCGAGACTTTTATCACAGAGGCCCAAGGACACCGAACCGTTCCTCGTCGCATGCCCGTCCGCGTCGAGCAACCCTTGAACGACAGCTAGGCGGTATTCGACAGGGGCGCGGAGAACCGTCTCCGGGATGTGCTTGTCCTCCAGCACTCCGACCTCACGAAGCTTCACCTGGAGTTCGGCGGGTGTTGACATCCGCCCGTTCTCAGATGTCTCGCGAATCGGGAGAAGCCCGTGATCAGCCCGCTGAGCTTCACGAATGAGATGGTTGCTATCGTCCGCATGGAATGAGATCGCACCAGCACCCCGGGTCCCGTTTCCCAGCCAATAACCGAGAAGATAGCCATCGATGTCAGGAACTTCACCCGAGCCCGACAGGGGGCGGCAGGTGGGCACTCGGTGGTTCAACTGCCCAGAGGGAGATCGGAGGGTCTCAGCGATCTCCTGAGTCTCGAACCGGTAAGTAGCGTCCCAGTGCTCGCGCCAATCGGAAACCCTGCGGGGACGGTGCGACAGGTGGATGGTGTTCCACTCGTGAGCAGCGTCGAACTGCTCCACCACACCGTCGCTGAACTCTACCTTGTAGTGCGGGCGGTCGTGCCACGTCATGACCGCAACGACTTGTGTGAGTTTCCCCTCAGGCGTGTAGACACGATCACCTCGCTCGATCTCCCCGTAGGTGATCCAACCGCGATCAGTGAGAATATCCGCCTCAGGAGGTGCGCCTTTGCCACTTGCGTGACAGGAAGCGACAAGAGTACGTTTATTGTCTCGGAGCGAGTACATAACTTCACGCTGCTTCGACCACAAGTGGTCCCCAAGACGGTCCTGAGCCCAGAGAACAGGGTCCTCTCGCATCTGCCGCTCATGCGAGCGCGTACCGAACTGATCTGCGACAGCCCGGAAGTCTATCTTCTCCGCCATCGGTCCTCCTTCGAGACAAGTCTATAAAAACAGGATCGCCCATCTGGCGGAACCGAAAACACCAGATGGGCGAGAGCCGAAAGGCTAAGCGCTCCAGGGGCCGCCGAAGCGGGTCGCAACCCCCTGCCTGCATGGATAATAGTAGCACACCTCAGAAGCCAGTTGACCCTTCAGAGTATGATGTTGCCCACACTCAGATGGTCATGTCGGCCTTGGGCTCCTCCAGGATACTCGCTGAGTTGGAGGTGGCGTCGGCGAGCCACTCCTCCCGGTGCGCTTCGAGTTGCTTCTGCCCCCGTTTTGTAAGAAGGGGAAACAAATGCTGCTCCATGTTGTTCTGGATGGACTCGACAAAGGCAACAATGATCGGAATCTGCTGCTGCTGGATCAGCTTGATCTCCGCCTCGACCTTCGTCTTCTTCAGCCCAGCCAGATCGCTGACCGCCTCGATGGTCGCCAGAGCCGTCTTGACGTTGTCCGGATTGGTCGCCAAGGGGTTCTCGATGACGGAGTCCCAGAGAGCATCGAGGAGCTTCTCAAGACGGGTGAGTTGCTTCATGAGCTGGGCGTGCTCAGAGAGCGACTCCTGACTGGAGTAGTAGTCCTCCTCGATGCGGAAGACCTCGGCCTCGGAGAGCTGGAACCTCTCCGCCACCTCGCTGCGCGGTTTACCCCTCAGCAGGGCCCGGATGACCAGGCTCTTCCTCTGAAGATCAATAGCCTTCTGCTCTTCTGCGGTTCTTTTCATTGAGAATTCCTATCACTCGCCACTGGGATCCGAAAACATAACAGGTCCAGAAGCCCAGCAGCTCCTCGACCGACTCGGCCCCCAGCCCTCTGCCGTAAGCGTACGACAGGGCGCTGAGGGCCGGAACCGAACGTCCCTTCATCAGTCGTCCAAATCCAGAAGCAGCTTCATCTGCTCGGACTCGTCGGAGACCTCCTTGAGGAACGCCGCGAAGATAGCCTCATCGCGCAACCCCTTCACCTCCGACCCGACGAAGTACCCGAGCCCGCCCGACAGGACGCACGCGGCGAGAACTGAGAGAGTCCACAACATCACTGATCATCACCGTACTCGTCCGCGATCATGACGAACGCTACGATCATAAGGAATCCTACAACAAAGATCACTCGTACCAGAGCTCCCACCGCTTGGCCTTCTTATCCTGAACCTCGAATGTCAGCAGAGCCGGATCGGTGGCGTCCCCGGTGCGGTTCGTGAACCACGAGGAGCCGTTGTCCGCGGTCGGGCAACCGATGACGAACTTGTTGTCCCCCACGAGCGACACCCCGAAATTGTGGAAGTGCCCGTGGACCAGGATCGAGGCCTCGTGAAGGCCGCTGCGGTGCCCGAAGGCGAGGTCCCTGAACCAGGACGGAATCTTCGCCTGAGAGCCTGCCAGATGGCCATGAGTGAAGCCCACGGCGGTCCCGTCGGCGGTCTCCACCGTGACGGCCTCCTCCCACTTCTGGGGCTTGGCGAAGTTCACGTGGCTGAACGGCTCCCGGCCCGACATGATCGCCTGGATGGTGTCCGCGATCAGGAGCCCGAAATCATCATCCGGCGAGTTGGCTCGGTTGTCGTTGCCCTTGCCCGTCCGCACGGCGCAGTGGTTCGACGGGATCGACACGTACGTCATCCGGGTGCACAGCGGGGCCAGCATCGCGACCGCCTCAGCCATCAGGCGCTGGGCGACACGAATCTGATCCGTAAGCGACAGGTCGTTGGTCTGCTGCTGCGAGGTGACGTTCCAGAACCCCTCGCAGACATCACCGACATCGGCGATGATGATCTCCTCGTAAGAACCCTCGGCCTGAATCCACTCAGTGATCCGCTTGAGGGTCCCCATGACTCGGTTCACAGTCTCCTGCGTCCCACCGAGACTGTCCGTCTTGCCCACCTGAAAATCCGACAAGCACACAACCAGTGTCTTGGGTTTGTCCTCCTCAGCCTTGGGTGCCACCGCGAGGACTGCCCGGTCGAAGACCTTCTCCAGTTCCTCATAGGAAGCCTCACGGACGTCCTCGGCTACTGCGACAGCGGGGTTGTAGGTAACGCGCTCGTAGGAGCCATCCTCAAGCCTGACGGTCCGCCTGCGCTGCGTGATGGCGTTGACCGGGATGTCGAAGAACTCGTCCCTGTCCTGCTCGATAGGGAGCCTGAGCGCCTTCTGGAGCGCCTGCTTGTGCCTCCTGATGGTGGTCTCGTGGACGTCGAACATCCGACCCAGCGCAACATTCGACATGCGCTCCCTGCGGGGCTTCTGCGCCTCCTCCAAGATGGCCCTGTCGATCTTCTCGTTCAGGTCGTCCTCCAGGTTGCGCGCCATCAGTCGTCCTCCTCGCCGGAGGCCTGCTTGAGGAGGTTGGCGAACCGACTGTAGTCCTTCGACAGGAAGAGTTCCTCATCGACCTCGGTGCCCCTCAGCTTCGGCTTCTCGGGCGCCTTCTCCGTCGTGAGCTTAGCCTCCTGTTTCGGCTTCCTGCGCTTCCGCGGCCTGGGGACGGGCTCCCCGTCCTCATCGGGCTCGGCATCCGCGGGACTCTGGATGATGCTGATGGCCGTACGGAGCACATCATCGATGCTGAGCTCGAACCCCGGAGTGCTGACGATGCGGATGAGATCGATCAGTGTGACCTTCCCGGAGCGGAAGTGATTGTGAATCGTCTGCTGGGCCTTGAACCCGAAGACCTGCGGGTACTGGGCCTGGATGACTCCCTCGCGCCTAATGCGCTTCCTGAGGAGCTCCGCAGCGTACTTGGCCCGCTCGACAACGAGCTCGTCCTCCCTGTACCGCGCGCGCTCGGCCCGCTGATCCTTACCTGCAACGAATGGCATGTCGGTTCCCTTTCTAAGTGTCCGCTGGTTCCAACCGGATGTCGCAGATAGAACTGTACCACATACGGCTCGACAGAGTACGACAGGGCCGAAAGATTTCTGTGCTCTTGCACACACGTCACACTACTTACTAACCACTAGGTTGAATACATAATGTGAATGTCAAGTTTTCTTGACATATAGAAATTTACCCTTGTTCATCTTCAGGGTCCGAAGGTCGAAAACTGAATTTTTAGGACTCAAGTCCCGAAAATCTCATTTTTGTAGCGCGCATTGTATTTAACCGACCGGTTGGTCGGGGAAGAGATCGACATGGGCTTTTGGTTGGAACGACAGGGAGATGTCAGGCCGAAGAAATAAATGTAGGTACGTACCTACATTACCTTCTAAACTCTCTTCGTAGTATATAATATAATAATGTATATAGTATATATTTAGTATATAATATTTAGAGAACTTAGTATAATTTTTTACGTGAAGTTCTATGTTGTGAGTATAGATTACTGTACGGAGTTCATACTTTTCTATGCGAAGTATATAAAAGTGGGTTTTGGGTTTCATGCGCGCGCCCGCGCGCGCGTACGCGTAGGAGCGCGTGTGCTGCACGACACATCCTCGAACGTTGCCCCTGTCGGAGAGCCGTGCTAGGGTTGCACCTGTCGGTCAACCGGATGTCGCCATCACCCGACCGACAGCAAGCATCAACATCGAACCGAGAGGAACCACCAAATGGCACGCAAGGTCCGCCCCGTCCACTGCTGGGGCGTCATGAAGCGGGACTACATCGAGATCAAGGGTCTCGGCGACTGCCGAGTCATGTCAGACCCCCGGTACTCGTGCGAGAGCCTCGACATCATCCAGTTCTGGGTCATGGCCCCCACCTACAAGCCCCTCCTCCTCGCCATGTCGGAGGAGTCCTACCTCAACGTCGTCGAGTTCATCGATGACAATGACGAGGAGTTCACTGAGGAGATCGAGCGCGTCATGCTGTGCGAGCTCCACAAGGGTGAGAAGTTCTACTTCGGTCGGCGCAAGGTCAAGCTCGTCGAGCGGACCAGCTTCATGCACTTCCTGCTCCAGCCCGAGACCAGCCACCGGCAGTTCGACATGAAACTCATGCCGACCATGATCGTTAAGCGGGTCAAGAAGGTCCGGAAGACCAAGCCCCTGTCGTTCACGGAGTTCGCCCTGTCGTCCTACGAGAAGGCCCTCGGAAAGCTCGCTGAGGCCGTTATGCGGCTCCAGGTGGATCCCGCTCGTGTCGAGGTCCAGAAGCCCGCTAAGAAGGCTGAGAACGCCTCTCCGGTCATCACCGCTGAGGACGTGCCCTCTCCCGCCCCTGTCGAGCCACTGGTCAGGAATTACGGCCCTAAGACCTTCGACTGCGATTGCGAAGGTCGGTGCACGTGCGAGTGCCAGTGCGATCGGTCGTACTGCGTCGATAGCGCGGTGTCAAGGATAACTCTTGACGACATTCAGGGGGGTCACTACGACGATCGTGTGATGTTGTGCTCCGACGTCATCGTCGAGCTCGAAGAGATTCGACAGCACGAGGGCGATCTGCCCGTGTCGATCGTGAACCCGGAGGACGGCTTTCGCCGAGTCAACGTCAGTGGCTCGATGCTCGAAGACCTCTACGAGTGCGGTGAGACTTATTGGGGCTCCCGGACCTGGGACACGCAGCCCCGACCCGGAAGCCCCTCTAAGAGCGAGCTCGTCGTCAGCCTCTGGTGATCAGCACTGGCGCTGAAGAACGCCTTTGACCCCGGCCACGATCGCGGAGCGCATGCCCTTGCGGGCCGCCTGCACGTACTGGGTCTGATCGTCGAGGATGTGAGCGACCACGGGCTTGTTCGAGGCTCGTAGAGGGTCTACCACGTTCGCCGGGGTGTCCCACTGCATCGACAGGAAGTCCAACGGCCCTGTCGAGCTCTTGAAGGTCTCGTACCAGGGCGCTGTGGTGTCCTCCGCGTAGGCATAGCCCCAGGCCCCGCAGCCCTCGGCCTTCGCCTGCTCGAACAGCCAGTTCGAGTCCCCGTAGTACTTGATCACGATCTGCGCAGGAGTTACGTTCCTGTCGGTGATGTACTTCAGCAGGCGCTTCCACTCCCCGGCCCGGTACTTCGGGTCGATAACTAAACAGTGGGTCTGTCCGTACCTGTCGAGCAGCCAGTCCAACCGGGCGGGGATCTTGTTCGCCGGCAGGGCGGCCTTGATCTCCTCCCAAGTCATCGTGTGCGGGTCGGTAGCGGGGCCACCCAGCGACTCGAAGGTCCTGTTGTGCAGCCCGAACCACACACCGTCCTTGGACTCGTTGCAGGAGAACTCCAAAGCGTCCACTCCGAACGACACGGACTGCGTGTAGGCGTTCTCGGTGTGCTCCACCCACGACTTGCTGCCGCCCCTGTGGGCCACGAAGAACCCGTCCGTGTTCTCTCCGCCGTTCTGGGCGCTCCTGTCCCTGTCGATGAGCTCCTGCCAGGTCGCCAGACCCCTCGGCACTGCTGCCATCGACAGGGTGCCCTTCTCCTGGCCGTTGTCCCCAACCACAGTCAGCGCCGCGTACTGATCCCGGTGCGTGTCGTCCTCTCCCACGACGTACCAGTTCTCGTGCTTCTCCGCGGTGGGCGGCGTGGGGTCGAGCCCCTCAGCAGTGAACGCCCACGTCGCCACGCAGGTCTGGATCGACGCATCAGTGAAGGCGTAGTCCTTGTCGGCCCAGCCCACCAGGATCGAGCTCGACGAGTTCGGAGCGGGCTGAACCGTCTTCTGCCCATCGTCGATCGTCTGAATGGCGCCCTCGAACGGCCTGGCATGATCCCCGCTCGTGTAATGTTGGAGCGACACGACCAGGTGCGGCTTGTTCTGCTTGGCGACGGCCGTCTTGATCTGGTTGCTGTTCAGCGTGTTGATCGTCACGCCGTCAGAGCGGTTGAAGCTCTTGACGACAGAGCCGTCGAGCACCAGCACGGTGGCGAGCTGGCGCCCGGTGTACGAAGCACGTGAATCCCCGACAGCAAGAGGCCGTGAGAACTCCTCGACGTCATCGACCTTCTTGACCCACACGCCCAGGCTGCGGCTGGCTACCCCGGCGGTCTGGTTTCCGAACCACCCCGAGTTCGCCTTGCTGATGAACTCCGGGATGCCCTGGCTCCCGAACTGGCCGCCCTGGATGATGACTACCCAGTCGTCGTGCGCGACGCCCTTCTCACCCGAGGTGATCAAGGTCACCGGGTTGGGCTGCCTCGCAGTGCCACCCGTGACCTCGACCTGTTTAACCCACTTGGGCAGAGCCATTAGTTGCTCCTTCGAACAATCACCGTTCCGGGCTTGGTGCCCGCCGGAAGGTTCTCAGTCGGCCCGAGCACCAGCACTGTCGCACCTGTCGTGCCACCGCCGCCCGGCTTGTTCTCCAGCGCGGCGACCTTGGTCTCAAGGGTCGTGACCTTGTCCCTCACGCCGCTCATCACAGCCCTGGTGGAGGCGATCTCGGACGTGGCCGCGGTGATCTTCGCCTCAAGACTGGTCTTGAGCTCGTTGAGCTTCTCCTCGGTGACCCCACCGCCGGGCTGAGCCGGGGTGAGCAATGGCTTCTCCACCGTGGTCTCGAGCAGGCCCATGGCATAGGTGCCCTGAAGATCCATGCAGGTGTACATCACGGTCCAGTTCGGCCAGATCTCGATCATCGAGCCGTCCGAGGTCCACTCGTCGCCCTTGCCCTGCTTCGGGTCGCCCCTCTTGACGACTAACGTGCTCGCCCGCTCCAGCTTCCCGTAGGTCTGCGGCAGCGTCGCGACGCGCGTCACGGTGGTCGCGGGCTTCGGCAGCGCGCGCCACTCATCGCCCTTCTTCCGGAAGAACATTGTGGCGCCGACAACTCGGTACTGGTACTGCTCAGAGCCGACCTGGCCCTGAGCGATGTCCACCCAGCCCGTGTCGCCCGCCTGCACGCCTCCGCCCTGGCCGCCAGGGGCCGCGGGCTTGTCCTCAAGGGCCTTCACCCGGGTCTTCAGGTCAGCGACATCTGTCTTGTTGGCGCTGATGATGCTCCAACGCCTTGCGTCGGCGTCCGTGTTGTCCTTCAGGCCCTTCTCCAGCGCCTCCTTAGCCGCCGCCAGGTCGCCCTTGGATGCGTACGCAGCGGCAGCATCAGTGGCCTTCAGCAGCCCCTCCAGTGCCGTCTTGGGGGCGTAGGTTGCAGCAGCGTCCGCGGCCTTCAGAAGGCCGTCCAGAGCGCTTTTGAGGGCGAACTTCGCATTGACCTCCTGCTTGTACGCCTCGATACGGGCCTCAATTCTTGCATCCGCAAGACCGGGCACCTCGTTCCGCAGCGTGTTGAGCGCCTGCGTCTGCTCGTCGTTGTCGATGAAACGCGCTTCTGCGCCGTCAACCGTGTAACTTGTGGCCTTCCCCACGAACTGCTTAGCCATTCCTCAGCCCTCCGGCGTGCCCTGCGGCACAGACTTGTCCTTGTATGTCACTGTTCCGTCGCCGTTGTCGATCATCTCGACCTCGTTGCCGTCCCCGCCGCCCGGGGGCTGCGCCTTCAGCTCGTCGATCGCCCTCTTGTTGTCCGCGATCTCGGTCCTCAGCCCGTTCAAAGCCTGCGTGAGGTTTTCGACACGCGCCGTGAGCCCCGCCAGGTCCCCCGCAGGCGGTGTCGGACCGGGCAACGCCGGATCAGCGGCCCCGGGCCCCCCCCCCCCGGGGGGCCGGACCGGGCGAGCGGTGGGGGGGCCTC